TGTTAAAGATGAAGTTATAGATGCAGTTGACGATTATATGTCAACCATTAATGATTTCATAGATAATATGAGTTTTGATGATAGAGCTGAAATTCGTCGTGCATTAACTGATGATGAAGTTCTAAATGGTATTCCAAATGATGTTATTAAAGGCCTAAATAATGGCACATCAGTTGGATACCCTTACAAAGGTAAGAAAATTAAGTATATGGAAGCATCAGATATTGATCCTAATGTACCAATTATGCCTCGCAAATTAATAGAATATGATTGTGTTAATATGCAAGATGAGGCCAATGATTTGGCTAGGAAATATGAATCAATCGCTGGTTTATCCACATTTAAAGGAAGTATGAAAGCTAATGAGCTTTTGCCTAAACATAAGTTTAAGGCCAGAGTTTTTGCTGGATGTAATTTTCCTTTCTTATTAGTTGTAAGAAAATATTTGTCTGTCATTACAAGAATGATGGGACAAAATAAACGAATGTTTGAAATGGGAAAAGGATTAGATATGAATGGACCAGATGCAGATAGTTTATATAAGTATTTAGCTATGTATTCGAAAGATAAAATAGTTGCTTTAGATTATTCAGCATTTGACCAAACCATGTCGGCCCAAGTTTCTTCTCAAGCGTCGAACATTATCCTTAGGATAATGAAAAGATTAGGTTGTCCACCTGATCAAATAGCCATTGCAAAAGGCTGTTTAACGGACATTAATTACCCTACGACTACTATTGGTAATGCTTTTGTAAGATTAGCTAATAGTAATCCTTCTGGGCAACCTTTAACAACTGAAGTTAATGGTATTGTTAATTCTTTATATTTACGAATTTTATTTTTTAGGATATATCCTAAATTAAAAGGAAAAGTAAATTATAGAGATTGTATACGTACTATGACTTATGGTGATGATAACATCAGTGCAGTTAAAGAAGGTTATTTAGATTTCAATGGTGAACGCATCGTTGAAGAGGGTAAAAAGGTAGGTTTAATAATAACTATGGCTGATAAAGACGCCGATATTGTTAAATTTACTGAATTGATGGGTGCAAGTGATTTTCTTAAGCGCAAATTTAGATATTGT